AAGGTCAAGGGTTCCAACCGACACAAAAGATGAAGGTAGAACCCATGACTTTGAAAGCGTTAGTCCGTGAGCGTATTGAGGCAGGTAAAGAAATGCCAACGGAAATCTTCGGGGTATTCTCGGAGAATAAGACAACAATAAAAAGGAACAAATAAACATGAACCAAGTAACAGAAAAAAAGAATGGTGCATTAGCTACATTTGATATGGAAGCAGATGCACAACAAGGAGCCCAGAATATTTCGCAAGAAGATCTTGCGTTACCATTCTTAAAAATTTTGGGACAACTATCTCCAGAGGTAAACAAAAGAGATGGTAAATATGTCGAGGGCGCAGAGCCAGGCAAAATAATCAACACTGTAACTAATGCATTGTACGACAAAATTTCTGTTGTACCATGTCATTACAAACGACAGTACATTGAATGGCAAGACAGAGGTACCAGCAGTGGTGCACCTGTTGCAATTCACGATGCAGATAGTGATATTGTAAGTCAAACAACTAGAGGTAAAGATTATAAAGATAGATTACCAAACGGAAACTATCTTGATAATACAGCTAGTCACTTTGTACTAATCGTAGGTGATAACCCAGAGACAGCTTTGATTTCTATGAAATCTACTCAACTTAAAGTTAGTAGAAAATGGAACTCAATGATGATGGGTTTGAAGATGCAGGGTAAAAATGGTTTGTTTACTCCGCCAACTTACAGCCACATTTATAATCTATCCACTGTTCAGATGTCTAATGACAAAGGAACATGGTTCGGTTGGGATGTGTCAAAAGTAGGACCAGTCACAGATAAAGCTATCTATGATATGGCAAAATCTTTTGCAGATTCTGTAGGTAAGGGTGAGATCCAAGCAAAACCTGAAGTTCAAGAAGAAACTAAAAAATCTTTGAATTTATAGTATCCTAGGTAGTGGGCGTCGAAGCGAGAGTGGATACGCCCACTTTTTAATTTATGAATGATAAGATAAATAAAGCTCCGGTTACGTACGAGGATTGGATAGATCTGGGACGGGTGATCATACCCTGCGATACAAAGCAGGCGGTGGTTGAAAAATGGTCCGACCCTGATTTTAAGATTACGAAAGAAGAATGGAGAATAGAACACACAACAAAACAAATAGGACTTCGATTAGATCAATACATAGATTTTGATATCGACAATCCTGTTGTTAAAAGATTTACAAGTGATCACATAAAATCATGTGGCGCAATATTTGGTAGAAGAAATAACCCATCAAGTCATTATCTTTGGTCTGGCACATCAGATTATAAAAAATTTGCATTACCAAAAGAATTAGAAAATTATTACAAAGATTATGGTCATGGAGCAACTCTTTGCGAGATAAGACATGGCGCAAACAAATACACATTAGTTCCAGAAACAAAATATCATACAACAAATGAGGTTGTTAAATGGGTCAAGTACGAAGGTATTGATGAATATCCAGGTAATATTAAAGTTGATCTTGGTAAGATTGCTTTGGCTGCAGCTCTTTGTATTACATACGCAGGATCAGGACAGAGAGATGATTATTGTACTGCTATGGCAGGCGTATTGTTAAAACATACAGAGTGGAATGTAGATGACATAGATGATTTTGTTTACAAAATTGCTGTTGCAGCAAAAGACGAAGAGGCAGAAAAAAGAAAGAAAAAAGGAACGACACACAAAAAAGCAAACAGAAAATTTGGTATGCCAAAACTTGCAGAGATCATTGGGTGCTCTACAAAAACAATAGCAACATTATTTAGTTGGATTGGTGTACAAGAAGCTACAAGCGAAGAAGCAAAACAATCTATTGGACAGATAATAGAATATGGCAGTGATAGGTATTTTGTAAAAATAAATGCTGTAGTTCAAGGTGAGGCCGTCGAAAAAACTATTACAGTTGACGGTCCCACACTTCGTAATAAAAAATTATTTTATGATGCTGTAATTAGTAAAGCATCTGTTTGGATTCCGGAGATGAAAGCTGCAGACTTTGAAGAGATTATGCGTAGAAAGTATGAAGCACGAGAAAAGTCAAAAGATTATGTTGAAGATGCAGAAGAAGATTTAAGATTTAAAAAACATTTTAGAAATTATATTTCAGAAGAAAAAGCATATACAAATAAAAAAGAACTAGCAAACTTTGGTTTGCCTTATTTTAACATGGGTAAAAATATATTAGAATTTAGTTTAGATAAGTTTGAAGATTACTTACACAGACAGAAAGTAAATTTACCAAGAGTAGATCTAGTTATAAAATGTCAAAGTATACTTAAAGCAAAAAAGAATCACGGTAAGTTTGATGGTAAGTCTTGTGTGTCATGGCGTATGATAAATCAAACAGTAGATGTTGAAGATCTAATTGTTGAAGGAGAATACAAGGAGATTACTAATGAGTAAGCTTCAATTTATGGTGGGTCCTCCAGGTACAGGTAAAACTTCTACGTTTATTACAAGTAAATATACAGAGTTGTTAAAAAAATTTGATTACAAAAAAATTATAATTCTATCTCACACTAATGTTGCAGCAGATGAAATTAAAGATGAAATATTAAAATTACCAGAGATGCAGGGTGTTACTAAAAAAGCATTAGAACATAACATTTGTACAATACATCACTATTGTAAAAACAAAGCAACCATTGGAGAACAAGTTCTTGACTACGATGATTATAAAAATTTATGCAGAATAGATTCTGTGTTTCAAAGACACAAAGTTACACAGTCACAGTTTGATAATAGAGAACATGGATATTTTAAATTTGTTAGAGAAGCATATGGATTTAATAGATCTTTAAAAGAACATTGGAAAAAGTCTGATAAAAAATACAACGGCTATTCCGTAACAGATATAGAATCTATGTTAGAGATTGTAGAAAAATACAATAAACAAAATGGTAAACTAGATTTTCACGACATGATAAAAAGATTTATAGATAAAGCAGTAGAACCAAACATAGATGCTTTGATAGTAGATGAAGCACAAGACAGTAATAAGACACAGAAGATAGCACTAGATAAGATTGCAACCAATGCACAAGAATATTGGTTTGTAGGTGATCCTGATCAAACTATATTTGAATGGGCAGGTGCAGATGCAGATGAATTTTATAAATTATCACAAGGTGCAAAAGAATTAGAGCAAGGACATAGGTGTAGTAGAACTATAAATACTTTATGTAAAAAAATTATAAAACCTATTTGGGATAGTTATGAAACTCATAGAATATGGAAAGCAACTCACATTGTTGGCAATCATTATCATTTACCTAATTTAATTAATAAATGTAGTGCAACAAATAAGCTATTAGAAAAAATAAGAAACACTGATCAAACTTTTTTATTTACATACAGACAAAAACCATCTGATTCATGGGTTAAAAAATTTTTAAAGCAACATGGTATAGAGTTTGCACATGTAGGGAACACGGCTCACGTACCAAAAAAAGAATTAAGATGTCATAAACTTTGGCCAAAGTTTGCAAAAGGCAGACCTATGCCATTAAAACAAATAAAAGATTTTTGGAGTTATATAGGTAGTAAAGTTATAGTGCATGGAAAAGGAGATGAGACTTTTGAAGAGTGGGTAGATAGAGAATACACAATAGATTATCTGATTAATAATGAATATTTAAAAAAGAATGCTAAATCTCAAATAGATTTTGCATTGATAAGAACAAAAACAGATAAAGATAGAATTTTGTATATTAAAAAAATATTACAAAACAATTGCGATTTAGATGGAGACATCAGAGTTAAATACGCAAACATACACACAGTAAAAGGTTTGACTTTTGATAACGTCATTGTTGATGAATCGAGATTTAGACCAGAAAATTATTTTAGTCAGTTAAGATTAAAATACGTAGCATACAGTCGAGGTAGATTTGACTGTTGGACAATAGCATCACAAGATAAATACACGTTAGGAGTAAGATGACACACAAAGATATATTTAAAGGAACAACATACTCTTCATTAGAAGAGCAGGTAGGTGGGAAGCACTATCGATCAATGAAGATTCAACCAGCAGAGTTTATTAATGAAAATAAACTCTTGTTTGCAGAAGGGAATGCTATAAAATATATTTGCAGGCATTCTGTAAAAGGAAAGGAAGAAGATATTAAGAAAGCAATACACTATTTAGAAATGATATTGGAGAGAGATTATAATGTGTAATACACCAGAAGATCTAGACCTAAATGGTATAGATACAGTTGCAGTAGATATAGAAACATATGATCCTAATCTTAAAACAAAAGGTTTGGGTGCTATACGTAATGATGGTTTTATTTGTGGTATAGCTGTTGCAACAGGTAAAGATACATCATACTTTCCTTTACGTCATTCAGACACTGACATAGACCCTGAAAGAATAGACAAGATATGGGAAGTGTTAAATGATAAAATATTTCAAAATGAAAACATTACAAAAGTATTTCACAATGCAATGTATGATGTTTGTTGGATTAGAGCTGTAACTGGTAAGATGATGAAAGGTAGAATAGTCGACACTATGATAGCTGCATCAGTTATTGACGAAAACAGATTTAAATATTCACTCGATGCATTATCAAAAGATTATCTTAACGAAGAAAAATACAAATATGACTTACAACAAAAAACATTAGAATGGTCTGGTGGTACAGTTAAGGACCCAATGACTAACATGCATAAACTACCTGCATCAATTGTAAAAGAATATGCAAAACAAGATGTAAACTTAACTTATAAGTTATGGAATCTATTTAATAAAAAAATAGACGAAGTATTATACACTAAAGAAGATGGAGAACAAAAAACTTGTAGACAAATATTTGAATTAGAAACAGAATTATTTTTATGTTTAGTTGACATGAAATTCAAAGGCGTTAGAATAGATGTCGCAAAAGCTATTACGTTTGGCAGACATCTTAAAAAACGTAGAGATCAAATTGTAAATGCAATAGAAAGTATTACAACAATAAAAGTTGACATCTGGGCTGCAGCATCAATTAAAAAATTATTAGATCATCTTTGTATTAAAGATTACAAGGTCACACCAAAATCAAAGATGCCACAACTACCAAAAGATTATTTAAAAACACATAACAATAAATGTTTACGTATGATTGCAAAAGCAAGAGAGTATGACAAGGCAGTTAATACTTTCGTAAATGGTTTGTTAGATTATGTGCATGAAGAAAGAATACACGCAGATATAAATCAGATTAGATCAGATGCAGGAGGAACTGTAACTGGTCGATTTAGTATGTCTAATCCAAACTTACAACAGATACCATCTAAAGGGTATATCGGCAAAAAGATGAGAGAACTATTTATACCTGAAGAAGGCTGTAAATGGGGTAGCTTTGACTACTCACAACAGGAGCCACGTATTGTAGTGCACTATGCAATTAAACTAGGCCTACCAGGCACGGAGACGCTCCAAGAAGAATTTGACAAGGACGATGCAGATTTCCATCAGATAGTCGCTGACATGGCTAATATCTCCAGGAAACAGGCAAAAACAATTAACCTAGGTCTTTTCTATGGTATGGGTAAGATAAAATTACAGAAAGAATTAGGACTAGATCAAGCTAAAGCAAAAGCATTATTTAATGAATATCATGGACGTGTGCCTTTTGTAAGACAGCTATCACAAGAATTAATACAATTTGCAAAAGAGAATAAATTATTATTTACTTTGTACGACAGATTCTGCAGGTTTAATAAGTGGGAGACAACAAACAAAGAATGGAATCCTGAAACAAATAGATTTAACGAAGTGCCTTTGTACACAGAGGAACAAGCAAAAGAAGCATTTAAAGCTGAAATGATAGAGAAGTTTAAAGAAAATAAAATAGATCCTAATTACATGAATTATTTTGATAGATACTACACACCTGCATTTACTTACAAGGCCTTGAATAGATTGATACAAGGGTCCGCTGCAGATATGACAAAGAAGGCTATGGTAGATTTACATAAAAAAGGTATAGTGCCTCACATACAAATACACGATGAGCTTTGTATTTCGATCACGGACCACGAACCAGAAGAGATAAGAAAAATTATGCAAGAAACAATACCTCTTGAAGTTAAGAACAAAGTAGACTTTGAATCTGGACCAAATTGGGGTACAATAAAATGAGGTTAATTTATGGCTTACTTAAATGCAAACATTCCTGTAGTATATGCGCAAATAAAAAAGGAGTATTTATATGACTTACAAAAACATCATGGAGAAGTGTGTGACTGTGTTATCTTTGGTATTAGCAGTCTTACAGGTAGGAGCATCTTATTTCACGCAATTATGGAAAATGGTGCAATCTTTTATCGCCTCCCAATTAGCGCGTTTATTCAACGTGGTTTCAAAGCAAAAGACGTACCAGCCAGAAGACTTGATGAATTACAGCTTTGGAATTGTTTCTCTTATTATCCTTCTGTGCATTGTTGGGATATTTTAGACGGACAAGCCGGTAAGTATATCGGAAAAGACAAGAAATGGCACCCTGGAAAATATTTATTTACAGTTGATTTTGCACATCCAGAGAGTAATATACTTGACACTGATCATTCAGAGATTCCGCACGAGCACAAGTGCGCTCACATAATTGCATTAGATGATGGTAATT